AATTCGGTGGCTAAAGTTAGATTTGCATTATTGAGTTTTAAATCACCGGAGCCTGGATCACTATCATTAGTATCATTATCAAAGTTATATTCAAAAGTAGCTCCACCAAAATCACCAGTGGTTCCTTGAGTTCCTGTTGTACCCTGAATACCTTGTATGCCTTGTATACCTTGAGAAGCTTGAGTTCCTTGAATACCCTGAATACCTTGTATTCCCTGAATTCCCTGAATTCCTTGGATACCCTGAATTCCTTGTGTTCCTTGAACACCTTGAATACCCTGGATACCTTGAGCACCAGTTGATCCAATACCACCTTGTATTCCTTGAATACCCTGGATACCTTGAATACCTTGAATTCCCTGAATACCTTGAGCACCAGTTGATCCAATACCACCCTGTATTCCTTGAATACCTTGAATGCCCTGGATACCTTGGATGCCCTGTATTCCTTGAGTACCTTGGATACCCTGAACACCTTGAATACCCTGAATACCTTGTGTTCCTTGAGAAGCTTGAATTCCCTGAATACCCTGGACACCTTGGATACCCTGGATGCCTTGAGTACCTTGAATTCCAGTATTTCCATAAGTTCCTTGTGGACCGGCAGGACCAGTGTCACCAGTTATCCCCACATTACCTTGTATACCTTGGATACCCTGTATTCCCTGAATTCCTTGAATACCTTGAGTACCAGTTGATCCTGTAGGACCAGTGTCACCTGTATTTCCATAAGTTCCTTGTGGACCGGCAGGACCAGTATTTCCACTATTTCCTTGAGTGCCCTGAGTTCCTTGAATACCCTGGATACCTTGAATTCCCTGAATACCTTGTGTTCCTTGAGAAGCTTGAATACCCTGAATTCCTTGAATACCCTGAATACCTTGAGCACCAGTTGATCCAATACCACCTTGTATTCCTTGAATACCTTGAATACCCTGGATACCTTGAGCACCAGTTGATCCAATGCCACCCTGGACACCTTGGATACCCTGGATGCCTTGGATGCCTTGGATACCTTGAGCACCAGTTGATCCAATACCACCCTGGACGCCTTGAATACCTTGAATTCCCTGGATACCTTGAGCACCAGTTGATCCAATACCACCCTGTATTCCTTGAATACCTTGAATGCCCTGGATACCTTGGATGCCCTGTATTCCTTGAATACCCTGAATTCCCTGGATACCCTGAATTCCCTGGATACCTTGAGCACCAGTTGATCCAATACCACCCTGTATTCCTTGAATACCTTGAATACCCTGAATTCCCTGAGGGCCCTGAAGACCATTATTACCTTGAATACCGAAAGAACCTTGAATACCCTGAATTCCCTGAGGGCCCTGAAGACCATTATTACCTTGAATTCCTAAATTACCTTGAATACCCTGAATTCCCTGAGGGCCCTGAAGACCATTATTACCTTGAATACCGAAAGAACCTTGAATACCCTGGAGGCCTTGTATTCCTTGAGTTCCTTGAACACTGATACCCTGAGTTCCTTGAACACTAATACCCTGAATACCTTGAGTTCCTTGAGAAGCTTGAGTACCCTGTATTCCCTGAGTACCTTGGATACCTTGAATACCTTGGATTCCTTGAGTTCCTTGAATACCCTGGATACCCTGAATTCCCTGAGCAACAAAGGCACCATCAGTACCCTGAAGTCCAAAGTCACCTTGGATACCTTGAATTCCTTGGATTCCTTGAATACCCTGAACACCAGCCGATGAAACAGAAATATCGTAATTTGTATTTTCCTTAGCAGAAACTCTATAGGTTTCTCCGCCGTTATAATTTACGTTATATTCTGACATTATTATTCAGAGACAGTTGGATTTACTATAGCCATCCCCTGAATAACTTTTGAAATAGTGCTAGAAGGAGATGTAATTGTAATGTCATAATAATTTCTACCTTCAGTCAAATCAGTTGTTGAAGTACTTCCCATAGAAATTGTAATCTTTCCTGTAGTTGAAGCTATACCTACAGAAAAACTACTAGAAGTCGTTGAAGTTGGATATTTTCTAATCTTTGATGTTGCGGTATATCCACTCAAATCCAAAACACTACCATCTGAATTCGAAATCGTATATGTGGCAGTAAAGTTAGTACCACTATCAATCGATATATTTACCGTTGGTACTGCCGACATAACCCACCAATCCTACTCTATGTATTTATCAGTTTTCTATATCTATATTCTTTTTTAAAAGTTTTTGAAGTTCTGCAGTTGATCCAACAAAGAGAGCATTTGTAACGTTAGTTGGACCTTTTGTCTCTTCTTCCTTATTGACATCTTTAAGTTTTTTCTGTAAATCCATCAGTTTATCAGTAGCATCTGAAACACTTTTAATTAACTGACCGGCAACTTCATAAGCACGAGGCATTTCACTCTCCTGTGCTAACTCAAGTATTCCATTAATAGCCTCTTGACCTTTCTCAATCAGAGAATATAGATTACCCCTAGTATATTCATAATCTTTTCGAATATCTTCAACAGAAGAAGAAATATTTTCTATTTCACTCTCAATCCTTTTCTTTTCGGGTACAATAGGAGTAACATCAACATCAAATGTTTCATCTAATTTTTCAAACTTATCTTTCATAACTCATCTCCTATCAAAAAATATCACCATTAAATCCAAAATCATCTCCGAATTGAATTAGGTCATTATCTTCAGAAGTAATACTATAAATCTTAGATCCAAGAACATGATTCTGCAATGTTGTATTATCTTGAGCTCTCTTAACTACAAGTTTATTACCAGTAATTGACTCCACATACATTTCCTCTTCACCAATGTAAATGTAAGTGTTTGCTGTAACAGAACTCGAATCTTCAACCTCAAAGACAGTATCGATAACATTTAAGTTTTGTGACAAGAGTGTTACAACACTTCCATTGTAATCTTTTGTAGCTCTTGGTGTAACCTGATAAGTAAGATCTCTTGTAGCGTTTGGATCATTTGGACCACTTCCAGCCACATAACCAACAGTAACCTTTTTGATGATCTGATCCGTAACATCACTGATGGGACCGAACAGATAAGTTTTTGCAGTAAAGTTTAAAGTATAAATTAATGCCCTTCTAGTATCAAAATTACCCTCATAATCATCAGTCATATCAATAGAATCCAATTGAATTGGAATATCTCTTTTTTCTTTTAAATCACCAAGAAAATTGATTGAGAGATTATATGCCGGTTGAAAGTATGGTAAAATCTGCTCAGTAATTTGAAGCATATCATCATTCAATTTTGTCATGATAGACAAAGTAAATGACATATTGTAAGGAACGGGAACATAACTCCTCTTAATATTATCCCCGTCAGGTGTTTGATTAATAATTGTTTGAGTTTGAGTAGACTTACGAGTTGGATCATACTGCAAGTTTACAAATTCAAATGACATTCTTGGTAAAGTCATTTGAGTTGGCTTATTCAAATTAGCCTCTTGTTCCATTCTTGCAAGAAACTTCTGAGTAGGTCCATAAGCCAGAGGAACTTTAATGACACTTACCGTATCATCGTCAGAGTTTTTATGTTTGACTTCAATACCATTAAACAAAGTACCAAATCCAATAATTACGGATCTGAAAATCTCGTTGTAAAAATACTCAAACATTATCTTACTGTATTAGTCTGTTACTATTTAACAACTTTTAATCTATGGCATTCCAAATGGATTAGTTTCAGAGAAATCTAATATCGCATCAGCTTCTGTTTCTATAGTATCATTATCGGCAAAAGGTGTTACCAGATCATCAGTGTCTACAGTTCCGATTAGATATGTAGCACTGGAATCTTGCCCAACAATCAATTCACCACTGACAAACTGTCCGTCAACTATAGAAATTTCTAATTTCTTAGTTGATGTAGTCCATTTCTTCACTCTAGCCGTGACACCAGAAGTTTGTCCTGTAACAATTTCGTTAAAGGCAAATGTACCAATTCCGATTGTACTTGAAGATCCAACTGGACCGGAAATTGTAATGGTTGGAGCAGTAGAATAACCAACTCCACTATCAGTAATATAAATTGCCGTAACAATACCAGCAGAACTAATTGTTGATATACCTTGAGCAGCAGTTCCAGATCCACCTGGTGAACTGAATGTGACAGTTGGAGCAGAGGTATATCCAGAACCACCACTTGTCACTGTTACAACTCCAACAGATCCCGTTGTTATTCCAGCAGTAGCAGCAGCACCAACTCCTCCACCACCTTGAATAGTAACCCAAGGAGCAACAGTATATCCACAACCAGCATTAATTAGGTTGATAGCTTGTATTTTGCCACCATTTTGACCATTACAATTTACATAGTTGGTCGTAATAGAAGCTATTCCAACAGCTGTAATTCCTCCAGATGGTGCTGAAGAAATACCAATTGTTGGTTGAGAAGTGTAAGAACCTCCCATGTTTTTAATATAAATTTTTCTAACTGCACCAGAAGCACAGTAGGAAGCTGTAGCAGAAGCTGTAACTCCAGATCCTATCAGTGTCAAAGTTTGAATATAACCAATCTGTGAAATATCGTCATCAATTTCATCAATACCAGTATCAAGAACTTCATCTTCATATCTAAAGAGTTCACATCTCAATTGATAAACATAATTTTTGTTTAATTGGTAAAAAGGTTGTTCGTGTTCTACATACTTGATTTCAAATATCCTATCACCAAGAGGAAAATATATCAAATCACCTTCTTTTGGTCTCGCAGTTAATTCGATATTAGGTTGATCTCTAATTAATGGAGCAATATAATTTTCATATCTTTCTCTCGAAATAATTAATGTCAGATCATCTAAATTCTGAATACCAAATTTTGATAAAATAGTTCCTTGACCACCATATCCTTCATAGTTATCAACATAAGCTTCAATTGGATATGCATCATTAAACTGTGACTGAATGACTTCTTTTATTACAGTATTTTTAGTCACATAAGTACGAGGAAGGTAAAAAATCTCAACACCATACATTTTCAACTGTTCGTTGACTAGATCCTGTATGAGGCTTTGTTCTGTTTTACTTCCGTTGAGAAAAAATGGATTTAACATATCATCCGATCATATCTAAGGGTGGTAACTCATAAGTATTACTCATTTTTTCTTTAATTCTATCAAGTTCCAACTGAGCATCATCATAAAGTTGTCTTCCATTAAACTCAATACCACCTGGAAGTTTCACACCTTGGAACTTGATTAAATTTTGACCCCATTGTCTTTTAATCAATGCGGTCAAATAAGGTTTCAAGAAAGAATCATTCCAAACTCTTGAATAATCACTTGGATCCATCGATCTCCAACAATCAATGATCAAATATTGACCAGCTCTTAAATTACTCCAGTCAACATCCAAATACATTCTGTCTTGTCTTTGATTAAATCTAATCTGTTTATGTGTATTGAGAAGAAAATTCATGGTCTCAAGATATGACATAGCCATAGAATAACTCAACAAATCAGTAGTTCCCCAGTAATAAATATCATTCAAAAATAACTGATACTTAAAACTAAACATATTTGATGAGCTTACAGATTGAGCATCATCATACTGAAATACTTTATTGATTCCTATAATATCTGGAGGAACTTGAAGATAATTACTATTTTCATAGTATGAAAAAGTAGTAGCAGTACCAACTATTGTTGTAGTAGCTGTTTCAGTTGTTATCCCAGTTCCAGTAGTAGGACGAGCTTTTCCTCTATCAATATCAGCCTGTGTAACTTTATATTTCAAATATGTCTGAATGACACCATCAAAGTGTCTTTCTTGAAAGTATTGGACAGCATCATCAACTAAATCCTGAATCTGTTCATCAGCAACATTAATTTCAAGAACAGGAGCTCCTAACTGCCTTAAACAATAATCAATTAATTCTTGTCGTGTAGAAGGCTGTGCCATTTATAATAATTACTTTTTTATCTATTTATGAATACTTGACAAGAAGTAGTAATGTCAGTAGAATACCTTTGTTGGGGTTAAAGAGAAAGCTTTAGGTATCTTTAAGAGCTTTAAGAAGCAGGTCTTTAATATCGTTAAGATCACTCCTAACATCAGTTAATTGATTTTCTAAATTATCAATTCTTTCTTTATCAGAAAGAAGCTTCTTTCTATTTTCAATATAAGCTGAGTATTCAATATCATTTTTATTAAGAATAGCTCCAGTCTCTTCATCTCTGAAGAGACCTTTACTATCTTTTACTGGTATAAGTCTTTTATTATGCATAAGATATAACTCTCAAGTTTTTGATCATTGGAGGGAAAGCTTGATTAGTAGAAGTACCAATCAGTTTAATTCTTAAAGAATTGAATGATGTTAATCGATCTACACTAAACTTATATTCCTTATATTGAGATCTCATTGAAAATGGAATTAAACTATCTACTTTAGAGACTTCAACATTAGTTGTTCCATCATTTAAATTGGTATTAGTGACAGCTCCATTAGGTTCTAAATTATCATATCCAGGAAATGGAGTGAAGATAGTATCAAGAACATCATCTTTTGGATCTAATGCGTAGAAAGCTCTAACATCAGCTTGATTGTGTATGTAAGCATCTATATAAAGTTCTATAGATGTTCCTGGGTTTCCAAGTCGAATATTTTTAGTTACATAATAAAAACTATTCTTGTCACTTCTTACACCTTTAACATCAAAGTCATTAATATAATCAGTAGTTGCTTGATTAACCCTATTAGTTGTAAATACTATAGAAGAATTATTCAAATCAACTATTGGTGTAATTCTTGAATCCTCAGTTGATAAATTAAAGTTTGTTGTAAATGATTTATTTTGTGGGAACTCTGTCAAGAAAGTAGTCTCATTGATTTTAGATGCAATAATTCTTGGAGAATCGAACATAGTAACCTTATTAATACTCATCGGTTCAGTTCCCTTATCGACAAATGAAATTTCACTACCAGAAACACTAGTACCACTAACTGTTCTGGAAGTAGCACTAATTGATGTTCCAGTTGGTGTGATTGTATTAATATTTGGTTTAATCTTTTCAAATTGAATATTATATGTAGATTTTCCATTAACACCACCACCTTCAAATTTTTCATTGAAGTGAAGATCTGGGAAATCTGAAGAGCTTGATCTATCAGTTCCATTTTCAGACATGTCAATTTTTACATGATATGAATCGAGAGTTATTGGATCACTAATAGTAACTTCATTTAACTCATGAGTTTTATTAATTCTTCTTAGAGATACTCCATTTAATTCATACTTATAAACTAAATCATTATTACTGTAAGAACCAACTAAAGTACTATCAATTCCTCTAGTAATTCCGGTCAAAGTATTTCCATCTGTTCCGGTATAAGAAATAATTTCACTACCAATTTTTACATAACCTGGATTTGTTGAAGCAACACTCACATTTTCAAATTCGGTGAAATCTGAAGAATCAGTAACCGAAATTGAAGAAGTGTTTGTTATTCCATATGGTGCCGTTAGTGGTGTTGGATCAGTATCTCCAGTAATATCACTTAATGTTACAAGATTTGTTTCGGAATGCATTCCATGATTTCTACAGAAAATTTTGAGATGTAATCCATCAGTATCAACTCTGATTGGTGAAACAGGTGCAATACCATTTCCAAAACTTGCTTCATAGTTTAATGTTGTTGTAATACCACTACTATTCACATAAGTTAATGTATTACTAGCAAGTGTTCCAAATTCACCTTGAACATTGGTAATGATTAATTCATTTTCTCCATAAATTTCAGAAATTGATAATCTAATACCAGTTCCAAGAGTCAATGTTCCAAGAGAAGTTGGAGTTACAACATCACCAACTCTATAACCAACACCACCATTTACGATAGTTGCAGAAGAAACACTTCCATTATTAACAGTTACATTAGCAGTAGCATTAATACCATTACCCGTAACCGTTGTGAGTGAAACATTATTAAACACGAAACTTCCTGAAGAAGGTGTATAACCAACACCGGCATTTGTGACTGTTAGTGATGATGTTGCGGAACCAGCAAATCCAACAAAGTCTCCAGTAGCATCAGTTCCAGTTTGTGTTACGGTATTTCCAGCTTCCAAGTTACTTAAATCACTGTTTACTACTGTTGTCCCAAGTCCAACTCTGATTGTATATGGATCAGTGGTTACTGAATCTCTTCCAATAAATTCAAGGTCCTTACTCAAATCCGGATTGAACAGTTGTACATTTCCATTAGAAACGAAATCACATCTGAAAAGTTCAAACTTCATATCCTCATACTGACTTGGTGTCCATGTAGAAGCATTTTGTGACTTAAACAGTGATCCAAGAAGTGGTTGAGTAGATACCAGAGTTTGAGATGATTCTGGTTGATTGATAGTAGAAACTTCAATTTCACCAAGTCTAGAGATCCAAACTGTATAACCGGGAGAATTTGCTAACAATACGATTGCGTATTCTCTTCCTGGTTCCAAATAAACTGGGGATTCAAATGTGAACTTTGTAGCAACACTACCATCTGATGACGTTGTAATTTCTTGAGGATTTTTTACTACTCTTGAATATGCTAAAATCTTTTTGGATGGAACTCCCAATTCCATCTCTCTAATATCAAAAGCTACTGGAATATTATCTGTTGGAACTGATTCAAAGAATACATCACAAGAAGAAACAAAAACTCCAGTTTCATCATCAATGGTAAATGATTGTGCTAAAGGATCGAAAAATCTTCCAGTGAGACCTGGATCCCCTGGTACTATTTCTCCAGGAGTACCAGGAATAGTTTCAAAAATCGGGATTTGTTCCCTAATAACATTTCTGGTGGAAAGTGTTACTTCTTGAGTCGTGTCAAGATCTCCTTGGGAGTAGAAAATTTCCTCAGCAGCTGTTGTATATGAAGATGTTCCTTCAACTTTACTGTTGATTGGGCTACTAGTGAGCCTCATTTTATTTCTACCTGTGGAAAATACTGGGAATGATGTATTTCTAGAATCAGGTACTCTATAACAACCGATTAAGGAACCAACTTCATCAGTTACAAGTCTGAGATTAGATACTGTTGCGATAGCACCACTTGTCTCACCCTGTAATGTCATTCCATTCATAAGATATCCCGAATATTCTGGGAATCCTTCATCAGCCAAACTGAATGTATCTACGTTGAGAATCGAAGATGTTTCCGAATAATTTGCCGGAATAGTATTATTTCTATCATATGGATTATTTACATATACATCATCTGGATTATTATAAGGTCCTGATTTGTGATTTGATGAGGCTACTCTAAATGTCATCTCTGGAAGACCAAATCCAGCTCCAGGAACAATTTGTATTGCTGCTGTTGTATTACTACGAACGGTCTCTCCGACTTGGAATGTACCAGAAACCATTTGAATTTCAATTAATTTGTTTATACAGAATCTTGATACATCAACTTCATCAAAGAAAGGATAAACTCTTGTATAAGGTTTCATCCTTTTTGCAGTGAACTCAATATTACGAGTTCTCATATTTGCAATAATTTCACGTTTAACAATTCTATTTCCAAGAGATTCTGTTGTTACTTCACCTTCGGTAATTACTTCTTCGAAACCAACTTGAACTGTACGATCAGGTGTAGGTTCTACTACGATTTCATCTATAGTAGTTCCAACTTCAACCATAAAATTGTTTGGAACATCACCAGGACCCCACCAAGCTCGACCATGTATAGCTTCAAACTCTTCTGGAGTTCCTTGTCTCCATGTGGTAGTTTCTGTGTCTACCACATCTCTTCGACTTACGGCATCGAAAGCTAAATCTTCCAATGTGGGAGTTCCTGCAAATGGTACTTCACCATTATCATTTATTACTGTTGGAAGTGCACCAATTCTTGGAGCATCTTCAAGATTGACATCCACTTCGACATTAATTGGTTCTATATCTGTAGTAATAATTCCACCTTCAACATTTCTTGGTTCAATAGTTATGGTATCAATCCAAACGTCAACCGTAGGTTCAAAAGACAATTGTCCTTGATAGAAAGTGACTAAAAATGGAGTGACAGATTCAGCTCTTGTTGCAAATGGTTGATTTAACCAAGAAACTTCTGAATAGTCAAGAGAAATTACCTGATTAGTTCTTCTAATACCATCACCTATGATTGTAGAAAATCTGGTGTCATCATTTGAATTTCCTTCCGTAGCGAGATTCAAATTGATTGCAGTCGTATAGTGTGAAGGTCTCAATATGTGATTAGATTTATCAATAGCATTTTTAACACCGACTCTAGGATCTTGAATATCTCTAGAATGAAAATTATCAACAGCTATACCTGATTTAAAACGATTTAATCCATTTTCATCAGGAGTAAACTGATTAATCGTTTTTTGTTCTAAAATATTAAGAGAAGTGTAGTATTCGAGATTATTAATTCTCCTTTCCAGTTTTGAGATATCCTGCATTTGATATCTCTTATGGTTGATAAATGAGATTCTAGCATTTGAAACCCTGTGAAGATATGCTGGAAGAAATACATTAGCGATTTCCATTGCCCCATTTTCGATCACTGGAAGAGTGGGAATATCTGATGGAATTCCTTGTTTGACTACAAACTCACCTTTTTTGTTAATTAAAATTCTATCATATCTTGGAAGATAATAAGAATAATCTACTGTGATTGATTCGTCCGAAGCTAAAATATCTTTAGAACTATGTTGACCACCAGTAAATGATCTTCCGAAAAATTCAAATGGAGATCTAGTATTTTCAGCTACAGTAAAGTCGGATGTACGAAGTCTAGCATCAACAATATCTGAACATCTAATTCCAGATTTGGTTGATCCAATTTCTGTTGAGTAATCAAAATTATCGTATGAGTTTACAGTTGTGATATCACCAGTATCTGAAGAATCATATGAAGCTGATTCATAATATACAATAATTTTTTTAGTCGGTGATATTACATCTTTATTTCTAATAATTTTAGAATAATCATAGTATGTCTCTTTTTGACCACGATCCAAAGTGAATCTAGAGGTTATATTATTACTTCCAATACTTAAGTCAGATACTACTGCGGTCACTCCCGAAGAGGTGAATGTTACAACTTCACCATTTTGGAAAGTATTTTGATTTTCATATATGAAATTGATAGAACTATCACTTTTCCTAAAAATATACTTAGCTAAAGCCCCACTAGTGCTTCCAACAATTTGTTCGGAGATTATGAGGTCATTGGTTGTAGATGTAGAACCACTCATCAAAGAGGTTGTCATATTTGGTGATTCTGGATCACTAGTTGTTTTTGATTCAAATACTCCAAAAACTCTAACGACATCAGGAACATTTAAAGAGATTTTTGAGTCTTGAACTCTAGTACCAAAAGCATAGTTTCCATAAGTAAGACCATCATTTAATGTTGTTGCACCAACACCAGAATTTGATTGAGAAGATTTGTTTATAACAATGGATTTTGATGTATTATTTACTTTTACCTTTTCAAATATTTTATCTTTTCTGATAGTAGTGACTAATTGAGCAGCACCACTTCCTGATAATCCATTAACGGTGAGATTCGTACTTCCAGAACCAAATGTTAATTTAGATGATGATAATATTTCTGTAGTGCCATCATCAAGGATTAGTGTATATCTTTTTTGAGTGTACGGAAGGAAAACTTCATTTTCATTCGCGGTTATAGTTGCCGTAGAACCATCTGTTATAGTTACATCATATGGTCTTCTTATGATTAACGTAGCATCATTCAAAGATACATTAGAAATATTTTGTTTTGGGAATGAACTATAAAGGGTGTTGTTTGAGGAGGTGTTTCCACTTGGAGATGTTTGTTGGAAGGTAGTTCCTAACAGTGAAAGATCATTAACTTCGATTGCAGTAGATGGTAATGCACCATCCACAAAACCAGAAACCGTAGTTATTCCTGAAATTGTTATTTGTGTCTGTGACACACTCTCTACTTTTGCAAAAGATTGGAAGTCTAAAGAAGCTCTTTGATATCCTAAAAGATTACCAGTTTCTACGACTCCAAGAAAGTCTGCATTTGGTGCTGTTACTGTGGAAATTCCACCACTAGCAGCTGTAATTGATGCATTTCCAAATGTCAATCTTGTGGAGGGTATGAAATTGGCACTAAACGTTTGACCTGATCCAACAATGCCATGCATTGATTGAAAATCAGATATTTTATAATTAGTAACTTCTCTGGTTGATCTAGAATTATCTTCTACACCATTAAATAAAAGTCTCTCACCCTCAATAAATTCTCCCTCAACATCATATGCTGTGATTGCTGTTCCAACAACAGCATGTCTTAAATATCCAGTAGCTCCACTGGTTCTACCCTCAATATATGTTGGTATTGTAAGTGAAACTGATTCATTTACAGTAATATTTGAATACTTGCTAATATCCCACAAAGAAATATTCCACTTATTTAATGCTGGATAAGTAGAATCATATGAACCAGATTTTAAATTGAAATCATAAAGTCTAGCGATACCAATTTCTTTACCAGCAGCGACTGTATAAGAAGTTCCAACTCTATCATCTCTCATACTAATAGTATAAGATGTATTAATTCCTACTGATGGACAACCATTCACACTATTAACGACAAAAGATGGTCCAAACCCAAAATTTATTCCCTGATCTTCTAAAGTTCTAGTTGTTCTTGGTTTTTCAAAATCAATTAAAGTGGGAGATATTGTTTCAACTTCAAACCCTTTTACATAAGCTTTTCCAGGTGAAATTTTATAGATTCCAATATCATTTGAAGGAACATTTCCTGAAGGAGTTAATTGATTTGCGTTAAATAAACCTCTGTTACTAAAACCATTGTTTAAACTATCAACAACTTTAGTTACAAATTCTTTTACATAATAATTACCAGATTCATCAAAAGTTCTTCTAGCAAATTCTTCGGCAATAATATTGTATTCTGTATTAGTTACTATATCTCTTAGAACTCCATTTTTTACTTCCGCTAACTGAACAAAATTCTGATCATTATAGTCATCGGATGATTTTTTTGAAAGTGTTGCAGTAATTTTTAATCTATCTGCACCTGGAGCCGTATAATTATTAAATCCTTTTGCATTATCATTTAGAGATTCATCAACATCAGAAGAAATAATTTGTTCGACTATATTAAAACCAATTCTATAACTTGGATTATTATTATATTGATCCAAAATTAAAGTTTGGCTAGAAATATTTACAAAATATCCCCTTAAAAAATAAATACCATCATTAATAAACATCGCTGAACCAACAGCTGAAGCATCTTGTGAGATGGCTTTAGCAAAACCCTCACCAGCTGAAATAAAAGTTGTAGCGTAATTAATACTTTCGTTAGTTAAAAGAACTTCATTATCTAAAAATGTTGAGGAAGATAAATCTGTAGAGCTACTATCGATATAATCAATGTATAATGTACAGTTTCCTCTCTCGGATTGAGAACTGGTGATATATTTTACTACTCTTGCTGTTATACCTGAAGTTGCACCAGTAATCGTTTTACCAATCAATTGATCTAGATATAATGTAACCGGAATTCCAAGATAGTCTGAATCAATTTGAATGGCATAAAAGTTTTTCTGGTAAGAAAGTCCACCAGGAATTACCATGGCACCTTCTTTGAAAAGGTGATCTCCAACACTTTCTACTTGATTTTGAAGAATAGATTGAAGTGTCGTTAATTCTCTAGCCTGAACCGGAAAACCTGGCTTAAATAGAACCTTATAATAGTCGTTTTCTGAGTCAAAATCGTCAAAATAAGGAGCGACATTGAGATTAGTTTCCTGTGGCATAATTCTTTAGAATTGTAAAATTATTTTTACGTCTTCTTTTTGAGAAGATGATCTTGTTACGGAAGGTCTGTTATCAACATAAATGATATTTCCAGAATATTTTTTGGATTCTGGTTGTGCAACACCCCTTACAAAATTTTGACCCAAGTAGTAGGTCCTATTATTTATTACTGTAGATATACCTGTAAAAGAAGTACTAATTGAAAGGTTTGTACTTCCACCAACAATTACTACAGTTCCGCCAGAACTTGGTGATGGTGTAAATCTAAGAGCTTCAAATCCATATGTAGGACTTGAATTTTTTGTTCCATCAGAATTGAATCCAACATTTGTTCTGTCTTGCCAATACTTTAATACTCCCGTAACAGAATCATATGAAACAACTCTTCCAACAGCTGTAGAACCAAGACCAACTGTTTGTCTAATTTCTGAATCTGCTGTAAATGTTGCAGAACTATAACCAGCTCCTGTCAATCTGATTGCATATGTGGCACTTGCTTTATCAGTTGTCAAAATTGATGTAGAATTATAAGCCTGTGGATTTTCTACTAATCCAACTCTAGCAAATTGATTTCCAGTAATAAAATCTGGATTGTCAGTATCATTCTCAAATCTAGAGTAAGTTAAAACATTATAAGCACCTAATTCTCTATAAATGTCATTACCATGTCCTCCAGGTGGGGGAATAATTACGTCAAATACTGGTGAAGTCGTTCCAGTAGGAACATTTCCAGATTTTAAATCTACAGTACCATATGTGTATCCACTACCACCTTTAGAAATGGTGATTGATTCTACTTTAGAATCATTGTTAATGACAATCGTAGCAGTTGCTCCACTTCCGTCACCTTTGATCGGAACACCGGTATAAGTTATATTTGGTGATCCTAATCCAACTCCACGATTTCTGATAGTAACTACTTTAAGTTGCCCACTACTTGAAGCGTTATTTCTTACCGCAGTATTTTCAGAACTAGTTTCCCAATTAGTTGGTACAGGAATATAATTTGTAGAGTCAAATTTAATAGCTTGACTTGGTTTGATAGTATAAAGATACTTCCAAATGTATCCATCACCACTACTACCAGCTTCTCTTGGTTCTAAATCAGTAAAAGTTGGTTCATCAAGAGAAGGCCCACCATTAAAATTATTTTCTGGAGAAGCATTATTATAGAGACAGATGTAAACTCTATAATCACTATTCATTACATAAAAATTAGAATCATAGATGTCAAATGATGATGATGGTAGAGATGGATTATCTCTTGTTATATCATTTCTCCACATATCATAAGTGGTTCCAGATTGCCAGGTGATTTTTCTGACAACCTGACTAATGTCACTAGAGTTGACCTTTTTTAAGGCCAACATTGTGTCCCAATAATCATTAGATTGATCTAAACTATCTTTTGGAGATGGAGGATTTTCATCCCAATCTGATTGATAGTCAGATGCGTTTGGCAATCCAATAAAAGTATAATAAGAATTGGAAGTAGATTGAACCCCACTAACAAAGTTTTTCGCATTTAATATACGAAGTTGATCAGTGATTATAGCTGCCATTTTTACAAATGTTTTTTCTATTTATTAGACTCAAATATAGTTTTCATATTTTAATGAATTTGATCTCGAAATAATAGATGATGTTGAAATTCCAGAATAACCATCATTACCATGGAAATTGAAAGATCCACTTGTCAATTCTGAGTTAAACTCAATTTTACCCCAACTAAATTGTCCAAAATTTCTGGAAGAACTAATACCACCTTCATATACATTGAAAGTATTGGAATTTCTGGTATATGAGGGAGAATCAAACGATGATAAGACAGAACTGAACTGACTTTCATCTATCGAATTTACATTTGTAAACACCCTCACTACTGATGTAGTTCCAATGCCAATTACATCAACTTCAAGTTGATAACTATCAGAAACCTGATAAACACAATCGAGGAAAGATGTGGTCATTCCAATATTTGATCCATCGGTTCTTTGTGAAGTAAAATCACCAATAGAAATATTAGTTCCAAATAATGTAAAGTAATCTCCAGTAGAAATACCACTCACTGTAATACCAGTTCCAACATAATCATTATCTCTCATGAAGGAATCGGTTGGAATATAAAAATCAACTATAATTTTATTTTGAGAACTAATCGTAGTAGTTCCAAAGCCAACTAAGACACCATAGTCACCTTGATAAGAAGAAACACCAATTTCTCTTACTCTAACTGTATTTTCTTCTGAAATTAGTACTGGTGGTAAATTGGTGGAAGTATATCCAGTACCTGGACTTGTAATAGTGAATCCAGTAACAGTTCCTCCAACAGAAATTATAGAAGTTGCCGTGGCTCTAGATTCGGTTCCAAGTCCAATTGGATTACCAATAGTAACTGATGGTGCAGATGTGTATCCAGAACCAGCATTTACAATATTTATTGAAGTGATTGTTCCAGCTGAAGAGACAGTAACAGTGGCCGAAGCTCCAACAGTGATATCTTGTGAAGTGATATCTATCTTATCCTGAAAAGTCTTTATTAAGGCTTCATTTTGTGAATTGAATAATGGCCTAACACTATCCACATAAGCTAATGTAGATCCGATACCAACAGATTGAATGATGAAAGAAGATGGATATATTAGAGGTTCATAATGTTCCCTATCTTTTCCGATTTTTATACCATCAATTACTTTATCTACAGTTTGTCTACACCAAGTAACTGGTCTTGATAAAGTTGCATCTGTAGTTATTCCTGGGCCAAAATAAGGATTTGTCTTAACTGTATCTACAGTTTGTATATCAGTTACAATCCTATCGTCTTGGTCTAAACCAGGACTTTGACCTTTGTTTGGATCATTATCAATATTTAAAGAATCACCAACTTTTACAGTATCTAAAACTTCTCTAAAAATAACATCAACATCATCACCACTTCCTTTATAGAATAAAATCTTAGAAGTATCACCTTGAGTTGGTGGTTCATCAAATTCTATAATACTACTTCCCTTCATATTGTAAGAAAGTGATGGTTTTTGAAGAATGTCATTTATAAAAATCAATAAATTTTGTTCAATATCAATCTTCGAACCTTTGGATGATGCAATTGAAAATAGTTCACCATCTTTTCTTAGTTTGAATGATTTTCTTGTCCCATCAAAAAGTTCATCGATGTTATCTAGAACATCAAGAACACCAATACTCCAACCATTGAAACTATCATTATATATTCTATCGATTGTTAATTGAAACTCACTAAATGTTTTACTAGTATCTGTAGGAATTCCTGTTGTCCCACCAATAGGAACAGTTAATATTTCACCATTTCCAAATCCATATCCAGGATCTTGAAGAGTAAAACTAATTACACTAGAACCCTGACCAACTGTTATATTGACAGTTGCACTTAACCCTGATCCAACTGCAGAAACAGAACTATACTGAAGTGGAATATCATCATATCTTAGTGGTTCATCAAAAACAACCAATGGTGGATTAGTTGATGTATAACCACTTCCAGGATTAGTAATCGCAACACTAACAATGTTTCCCCCACTAATTGAAGCAGTTCCAATAAATTCTATGTTAGGAATTCCTGAACTGTATGTTTGAACTCCAACATTGACTATTGTTTGAATTCCTACTCTGTAACCAGATCCACTATTTCCAATACTAATTGAAGAAATAGTTCCGGAAGTTGAAACAACAGCTGTTCCTCCAGCTGCGACTAAAGGTTGATAACCAAATCCTTCAGTAGAAGCGAGAGAGATAATTGAACCACCCAATGGAAGACTAGTTCTATTTGGATCATATCCTTCTGGGACACTATTAGATCCAGTAAATGTTATAGTTGTGATTCCACTTCCCTCCTGAAGATCATAATCACCATCTTGTGGAAGATTAGAAATTCTTTTAGGTTGTTGGAATATACCATTAACTAGTATAATTGAATTCCAAGTAGATATTCCTGATACATTAGATTCATCAGATTTTAATGTAAAAGAACTCTGAACACCAGTAAATTCTTCAGATATATCATCAAAAACATAATTATCAGAATAAGTGTGTTCCGAACTATTTTCAATGCCAGATCTTAAGAAAGTTCTTCCTTGGAAAGTTGAATTAGTAGTTATACCTGTCCAATCAACTTCGTCAGGTCCAAGAAATGAAGTACTTAATGGAACCTGACCATATGGAGCTTGTGAAAAATTCAGTGTGTTTCTAGTAATATTATAATTTCCAATAATTTTGGTAACTAGTGAATTTGTATTATGGCTTGCAATAACCGTACCCATCCATGCCCTTCTTACGTCAATATTATTTTCACCACCAATACCAACATCAGTAACATAAACAATTTCATCATCAATTTGAAGAAGATCACTAGAACTAATCGAAGTAACACCAGATATTTCAAATCTAGTATCAAAAACAATATTTTCATTTAGGAGTGCTGTTACTCCAGAAGAAACAATAGGTGATTGAATCATATTATCAATCGCAATCAAAGCTTTAGAATTTTGATTGGTGGAAGTAAATCTGTGAACAGTACCAACTCCAACTGAAGTAAAATCAAATGTTACTGGGACAGATGCCAGTGCATCTTCAGCCGAACCTGCAAGTCTTATTCTCACATCAGAATCTTTCACAACATAAACTGTTGATGGGAGTTTATCTGTAACTCCAACACCTGGCACATTTGTAGAAGCTATTGAAATTGGGCTAGCGTTAGGGTTTAATCCATTAACGACAGCTTGATAATCAATTTTTTCTCCAGTAACAAAGAAGTGTTCAGTGATGATTATTTGATTGTCAACTAAATCAACAAATTCTGTACTTGACCCGTCAATTTCTCTTTCAAAAATATTAATACCTTCATGTGTAATATCGAATGATGTTTTTAGATCAAGAAGAGAACCTGTATAAGTCCCGTCATTACAAATAATTGACTCATTGTTCAAATCAATTTCATCAGGTCTAGCATTATCGTCAAAAATTTGTATAGGAATTTCAAATGTCCTGACTTGAACTGCCGTACTTGGATTGGGGGTAAAATCAATACTAACATAATTGCCAGTAGAACTTATACCTATAGTTCCAATTGATCCACCAGATTGAACATTTCCATATTCAACAAAAGTTTGAATATTGGATGAATTTAAAACAAGAACCTCAAATGTTTCATACTGACTATTAGTAGTGTCTTCGACGGTTATAATATTATATGATGTATTGTAGAATCTTTGATCATAAGAAGCTATGCCTACAGCTGATGGTGAACCAGAAGAAGGAATAGATTTATAATTTGTTATTAAATCAGCAACACTTAAACGAATACTTCCAATACCAGTAGAGTTGTCGGATATTGAAACAATTGATGCATTTGCTGTCAATGCGACACCAACACTTGGTGTAAAGTCTATCTTAATATTTCCACCATCAATATAAGAATAGAAAGTTCCAAATCCAGAAGTTCCATTTGTAACAATAGATCCATACTCTAGTTCATAGACATTAGTTCCATCATGAATAATACTCAGTTCTGTTCCATAATGTTCTTGAGAAGTATCTTCCAGATCTACAAGTATTTTTGCAGATCTATAAGTTGAAGAAATTGATACGATTGTAGTAGTTGTAGCTGCCGCAACATTAGTTTGAGAAGAACTTATATGAACAATATCTCCAATGTCCGTACTTCCAACACCAACAACACCATTTACACTACTAAATGAAACTGTAGATAATTCATAATTATTGTATTCTGATTTAATTGGATAGAAAGTTAAATTCCATTCCCCATCCGGATTATCAGTTGGAACAAGATATTCAAAAGATCCTAATTCTGTTATTGTATCAAGATTTGCATATTCTTGCAGATAAGCGGTATTGTCTTTTTGTATCAAAGAAACAATCGAGGCTTGTCTTTCATCGATATAAACCGAATCTTTTGCAAAAGTAATTATTTTATTATATGTATATGATAGTGGGAATTTTGAAACAGAAGTAAATTGTGTTGGCCTGATGTTACTATTGAACAGATAACTAATGTCATCAATATAAAGAACTCTGTTCCCTATAGACTCATAAAAATCTACTAAGAATTTATTATTGAAATTTATTTCTTTGGATATCAAAATGCCATCATTGTCTATAACTGTCTCAGTAACTTCGTCAAAATCATAAACACAATTGAGATTAGCTTCTCCAACAATATCAACAGTTAGTTCTAAATTACTATCTTCTGGTAAGACGACTGATGGACGACTATCATCTTCAATACTTATTACTTGAAGATCGGAGAACTTCTCAAATCCAGCTGTATGATCAAGTGAACTTACTGGATCATTCCAAGTATCGTAAGGTATTTTTGATTTAAGGGAGTATGAGAATTTTTGATAGTATTCATTATTTGGTATTCTTTGTAAGTTATTATTTAAGAATCCATAAATTTGTTCCCAACCATTGATAAATGTAGCACCAGCACCAACAATAATTTCCGAGTCAAATTCAATTTGTTTTTTAATTGAAGCTTTTGATTTGGATGTTAATCCTTGAATTATTTCACCATCTAAAAATTCATCGGAGGAAGAAACAAATAAGTATTCAGATGTAGAATTCCATCTTTGTACAATCCCAACTTTTGACCCGGATACTACTGTCTCACCGACTAACAATTCACTTGTCTTAAGGATAGGATTGAATATAGGGAATTGATTTTCTGGAATTATTTTACCGTAAGAATTTATCAAATCCATAGATCCTGGAGTTTCACTACTGGTGATTAATCCTTCAAGACTGTAATCCACATACGCACCAGATCCACCAAGAGCTGTATTGACTCCAGTAAGACTAAAGAGTTTATAATTATATTTTTGAGAATCATAACCCCTTCCAGTAGAACCAAGACCGACATTTACTCCTTCAATTAAAACCTTTGACCCAATTGCAAATGGGAAAGTGTCAGAAGCTCCAAAAACTTCATCCAAATAAACACGAACATTTTTAGTTGAAGATGTATATGATATTGAGGAAATTCCCACACCATTACTATTATTTGTTGGAATGATCCTTGGAGTTGTGTTATAAATTCCAAAAGTATTCTGTAAAATTGTTACCTGAGTATCTCCTAAGTTATAAATTAAGTCAATATCCTTAACAACCTCGTTTGTAAATCCATCAAGAACTACCAATTTTGGAGCAACTAGATAGTTTTGACCACCAGAAGTAATACCAATACTTTCAAAGGAAGAGAAAGGATCTATATTTAAAATTTCTGGTAAATTGGCAGTTAGTCTTATCGTATTATCTGTCGGATAACTAAATCCAATTTCATTGAACTTGTATCCAGTAATTTTTCCAATGTTTTCACTGAAAGCTTCTAAAATTACACCAGTTCCACTATCACTTGATACTGTTGATATTCCTGGCAAAATTTCATAAGAACTTCCACCATTTAAAACATCTACCCTCTCTACAGAACCTAGAGCTGATGAGGAATTTGTGTTATAAGATGATGAAGAATTTGAAGAATCATATGTAGTAACTTTGGGTGATGAAGTTATATTATAAGTAAATGTTGTTGATCCAACACTGGTAATTGAATATGATCCACTATATGGTGATTCGATAAGATTAATTTGATTAAATCCATTAACAGTATTATCAACGACAGATTTTTTAGAATTTGGTAAAAATTCCAGATTTAATTGACCGAATTTATAGTATAAAATAGATGGAACAACATCACTTACAAATAAAGTTAAGTTTGCGTCAGAATCTATACCTGGTCTACCATTTCTCTTTACCTCAAATGTAGATGTTTCTGGTAAAGAAAGAAATTCGTTTAGGAAATTTTTATCACTATACAAATTCAGATTAAATGCTGAATATAAATTAGAATTATTGGTAAATGCTAAAGAAGAGTCCGATAAATCAAACTTTAAAGTGTTGTTTTTACTTACATTTATACTTGGATTTACTTTTGAAAGTGTTCCACTTCCAGCACTAGTGATATTGACAAACTCTGGTGATTGAGATGTCAAATCACTGTGATTTCTAACCAATCTAACTTCCGTTTCATCGTAAGTAATTACATAATACATTTCCTCATTAATCAAACCTCCAGATGGTGATGAGGAAGTATGTATTACTCTATCTCCAGTCTTGAAGTCACCAGAAGAAAATTGAATAGTATTTTTTGTAATGTCAACATCACTAGAGGTGAATGATTTTGGATCAAATACTATTCTTCTATTATAATCATCATACTTCACTTGAATAGTAACAACATCTTTTGGTTTCACATTGATATTAATTTTATCCCTTACAGTCAAAGAATGTGATGATGCTGTAGATACAGTAACAACATTTTTATCAACTTTACCACTCAAAACGTTGTTGAGATTTGTTTTAAAACTATGAGTACTTCCAGTTCCAACACTTGTGAAATAGAGAAGTGCACTGTCTGTTCCTAAACCAACATAAGATCCTGTAGTACCTATTCCAATTTTATTAGAACTTATACCAATATGATTATCAGTAATGTTAGCAACAAATAAATTTGGATAATATGTGAGATCTCTATATGAATCAGTACCATTCCAAACTTGAATAGAAGTTCCACCGTTTGAAGAATAAGTAATAGGATCATTTAATTTTAATCCATGGTTTGGATAATAAATTCTTTGTGGAGATACAAAAACTTGTGTAATTCCAGCACCTGGATTAGAAAATGTAATCGTATTGCCAACACCTGTTCCAAGTGTTGTTCCAATTCCAACAGATTCTGAAGGATCAAAATAAAGTTCTCTATTAACCTTAAAGATTCTAGTAGTTTTTATTGAACCTACATTTACAGTAAATTTTGAACTATCTTCGTAAATTTTTGTAGATCTAGTGTGTGCAGATCCAACTGTAGATTCCTGCTCTCTCAATACACGGAATCTTGAATTTAACTTATCAATATTCAATACTTTTACTTTTTCTGTACCAATTCCAAGAATATCATTTTCTCTCACAATTGGATAATCAAAAGACCCAGATACATTGATATAAGTAACTATTCCAGTAGATGTTGCTGATTGAATTCCTGATGTTAAAGTCCAAGTAGACGTATTGATACCTATAACATAAGAACCATCAAATCCTTTATAATAACTAGAAAGACCAACAATTTGAACTACATCATTACTTGATAAGTTATGGGGAGTTGTAGTAAAACCTGTGAATAAATTTGATATTGGTAAAAATTCAACATCACTATTAGTCTCTGTATTGAGACTTATCGTATCAATTACCTTACCACCAATCCTAGAAACTTTAGCTGTTGCATCAAATCCACCAGTGTTTTCATTATTAAAAACAACTTCATCTCCAGTTTTGTAGTTATCTCCACCAGTAACTATTCCTACACTTTGAACTTCACCTCTAAGTGATGAAGTTACTTCAATTGTTTGCTTTTTGATTGAATCTGAATCAAAAATGTAATCATATCTGCTATTATTTCTCCTTATATGGTACGGTAAAATATATCTTAACCAAGTATTAGTTTGTAGACTGTAATCAGTTTGATTGGATGCACTTCTGAAATTGAAATTATTTGGAATCGATTTGTACGTATTACCAATTAAATATGGAAAAACTGGTCTTCTATGATCAATGAATGGCCCATCACTGTCTATATTTTCATTTATAGTTGTGAAATAAGCATAAACTCCATTTGGATAATCTGGTGTTACACAATATCTTCCATTATTTTCATCTAAATCACCATTTCCAACATATTTGAAATCTTCAACAAAGAATCCTGAATTGAAATTAGGTCTATCTAATTTCATTGATTGATTTACATATCCAGATTTCATTCTACGAATTGATCCAGTACCATCCTTATTCGAGAAACCATATGGGCCATAAATTGGATTTCCATCATATGCCCAACCTATAATTGGGGAATGGTATCTACTATCAACTTCAGTCCCATCAAAAATCAAATCAGGAGTACCATAAACGGTATTATCCTCATCATTTCCAGATATCGAATAAGTACTTTTCCTTAAAGGTCTTGGAGCATATAAATGTGAATATTGAAGACTCTCATCACTTATATTTTCAGAAATAAATCCATCATCAGTTCCAATGTTATCAAAATTTCTTTCAAATAAATTAACCGTCCAAATTTTGATATCAACATCAGTTTTTGCACCTGATCCTGCAGGAGTTATGATGATAGAAGTTTTATCTCTCACATATCCAGCACCACCTTTGATAACTTTTACTTCGGTTATTTCCCCATTCGAAATGATTGGGGTTAATACTGCATTCTTACCAGTTCCACTTACTATAGTAAGATTTGGTGATGAATTATATCCTCTTCCAGAGTTAGTAACTTCAACTTTTGTTATCTGTCCATTCTTTATGATTGGAACTAGTTGTGCATTCTCTCCACTAAAAAATGTAATATCTGGTTGTCTATTGAAATTGATAATCTCGGAAGAACCATACTTACTTCCACCACTTTCTAAACTTATTGAATCTAAAGAACCTCTGAAAATTGGTTGAACCTTACAAGAAAAATCTTGGCCTGAAGAAGTCGATACACCAATTATACCATCAATAGTTACCGTTATTGGTTCGTAATTGAATGAACCATTACCATCAGAAGTTAAATTTTTGAAGATATTATTGTTATAATAATAATCAGCAATAGTTGATCCTGACCCAATTTCTGTCAATGAGAACTTATCATTGTCAACCTTCACAACATAATAATTTTTATTTTCAGATATTCCTGAAATAGGTGATGATCCAGCAGTATATCTAACAATATCTTTAGACGAATAACCATGATTAGGTATTAAAATCTGATTCAATGATGTACTAATACCAGATGTTGGTATAATTCTTTCTTTATTTTCATAACCATATCCAGAATTTGTAACTACAATATCAGATACTACTTGTTTCTTTTCGGATGATTTGAATATCTGTGTGCCAGTTCCATAAGATGTTAAAGATATTGTATTAATTCCAGAAATTGAATCACTTTGATTTTTGTAGAGTTTTATAGTTTTGTCATCGACAATACCAACATGATAAAAAGATCCTGTTGAAATACCACCAACAGATGTTTGTGAATTTGTCAGATAAACAATTTTTTCATAATCTCTGAATTTATGGAATGTTGAAAATCCAATTGTATTATTTGTCAGATTTACATCTGAAGAAGTAGATTGTGAATTGAAGAAAACTTCATTATCTACAGAAATTAAATTAACTTCTGCAGAAGCATCTCTTCCATTACCCCCATTTATCTTTACAATAGGAGTATTGACATAATCAAATCCAGGATCAATTATTTCAATTCTTTCTAATTGTCCAGATACTGAACACTTACCAGTAGCTCCAGTTCCAACCTCATCATTAATAATCAAACTGGGTGGATTAATTACATCATATCCACTTCCAGGTGAAGAAATCGTAATTTCTTCAACTTCACCATAGTATACTACATCGGAAGATTTGTAGTTTAAAATTTCAACACCGTTGATTAAAATTCCGGTATATCCTGGTTTAGTTTTATAAGTAGTTTCAATATTTGAAGGATTAGTTATTTCTCTATAAATTGGTTGTGACAGAACATTTTTATTATAGAATTCATAATATATAATTTGATTGTCCTTGACAGTACCATTTAAAGTTATAAATTTGTCTGCAAACAAATTTCCTCTACTTCTAGCAAGTTTGAAATTATCACCATCGACTCTACTAACATAATATACACCTTCATCAATATCTTCAAATCCACTTACAGATTCGGTTATAGTCTGTACACCATCAACATCAGTCGATATGGTTTCAATAATAGTTGGTTGATAGTAAATAACATCACCGGTATAAAAACCATGATTTAGTAAATTTAAAGTTTGTGTGGAAGTATAAGTTCCACTAAATTTAATTTTTTTATCATATGGATTAGTAATTATATTGTCATAATTGGGAATGGAATTACTAGATACTAAAATGTCACCAGAAGAATTCACATATGTATTTTGAACATTGGCAAAATATTGTTTCAGTATAGGATATTTGGTTGAATTACCCTTTAATATTTGATTTTCTATTGTATAAGTATCATTCAAATTTAAATTTGCAGAGATTTTAGCAACAAAAGAATTTGAAGAATTGATACGCAGTACATATCCAATAGTTGATACAGTTTTAGTGGAATTTTGAATTAAAAAATTATATCCCGGTTTTAATTCAATATCATCATATGTTTTTATTACATATTTTTCTTCACTCAAATCAATTTGATCAACATTCTTAACATCAAATTTTGATTTGACATTATAACTCCAATTTTTTAACTTTTCATTAGTTTTAGTATATCCAAAATTCTTTACACTAATAAGATCACCTTTTTTATAAGAGTGAGATTTTGATAATTGCAAATCCTTTAGAGTCGATGTAATTCTCACCCTAATTTCTCTACTTCTATCAAATCCAACAAAAGCGTAAGAATAATCATTCAATTCGATATCACTTTTCGAACTGATTCTATTTCTTACACCAGTAACATTTAAAAATTGAGTAATATTTTTTCCACTATATGATAGGAGTAGATCATTATTATCAATGTCCTTAACTGTAAGAGAACCGGACTCTGGAAATGATGAGGTTGAATCTACGTCAATAGTAGTAGAATTTATACTTACATCATTCAGTATTTTTGTAATTGGATTTGGAGAAAATTCACTATAAATTGTTCCATCAACATCGATATCTCTTTGATATCCATAGTCAATACTTATCTTATAATAATCTCCTTCACTATAATTAATTTTTTCTACATCGGATACAGATCCTCTAGCTCCTGTAGTATTTTGATATAGAGTTAAGTTCTTAAGTTCGAGTGGATTTCCTCGAACTGCCTTCACAACAAAATCTTGAGTGACTCGATAGTCTGCATCTGATGGTCTAAAAAGATATTCACTTGGGTGTATGACTTCTACATCCTCTCCATACAAAGCACCAAAAAGAATTTTAAAGGATCTATCAGTTCCCTTAGTTTTGTAAAAACTGTCAACATTATAGATAAAATTCTTCTGATTTAAATTAGAGGCTAAAGATCTATCCTGAAATCCTGGTGTGATCTGATTTTTCAGTTTTTTAAGAAATTCCTGTAGAAAAATAACGTTCAAATTATAAATTATAGCACCCGATTTATGAGATGTAATTGAAGAATTACTAAAAACTAACTCATCTGGTGTATTCGATTTTTGATAAGAGGTTACTCCACTAAAACCTCTTACACAACCTTCAAATGTAGTATCAGTTTTAGTTTCATAAAAAATTATTTCATCATCAATTTTAATCAATCCATTAGTGTCTACAAATCCTTCAGTAAAGTTACTATCCAAAGAACATGTAATAGTTGTTCCTATGATAGAAAGATCGGCACCAAGAACTGTAGAGTTCTTAAGATTTGTGAGTTCTTCAACTTTTACATATTGATCAATATTTTGAATTAAATCAAGAGTTCCACTTTGAACTTCTTGGGAAAGATAATACTGCTCAAGAAAATCTACAAGAAGAGGAAAATCTTCTCGTACATATCTTGGAAGTTGACTAGCGACAATATTTTGGAACTTTACTCTATCTACTGCCATTTCTAATATATCTTAATAAGTGGAGGTTGTTGAACCATTATTACTACTATTTACCATACTTGTAGAAGAGGAAGTTGAAGTACTGGTAGTGGTAGATACTGAAGAGGTGGACGTTGAAGTGGTAGATGTCGAAGTGAATACTGGTGTTCCACGAACTAAACTTCCATTAGAATAACTAGAACTCACTTTGTAATTTGTACCCGAAATATCATCTCCAGATGCAATTTGATCTGGAATCATAGTAACCGAAACAGAACTTAAATCGAGTTGTAGATATAAATCTTGTAGACCAATAACATCATTTGAATATGGAGTTGCAGATATCTCAACTAGTGGAATATCTTTGTTAACTTTTGTTGATAATATTTTTATAGGGTTAAGTTTAATCTCTCCCTTTATGTAATCGATTATACCAATATTCCTTTTCACAATTACTGGTTCTGTTGGTGAATTCAATTTAAATAAGAAAATAGTTCCAGTTTCCAAGTCACTGTTTGGAACATCACCAAGATAAACTGTTCCAGAAATTCCACTCACGGTAAATCCAGATGATTTGATATTATATCCAATAACATTACCATCGTAAGTAGAGGAATGTCCATGATTTTTGATATGAAATCTATTACCAAAACAAATCTCATATTCAGCAAACTGATTTAAAAAAGCTGTCATATCTCTTCTCATATTGATAGTTGTAATATTTGATGTAATTGATTCATTACTATTATCAATAATATTGAGATATTTACTGTACTTGAATCTAGCTCCAAACTTATTAAGATCTGATGAGTTGGAATAATTTGTAATGTTTTGGACAATAGTATCTTTTACATATGATGAAGATGGTGCAAGATTCGTATTATAATAAACGTTGGAATTTGATTCTATGTAAAGGTATTTCAGATCAATAATTTCTGGGACAATTCCAGCTACGGTATATTTTCTGAGTTCTGAGAGTATATTACTTTTTATAGTTGAGGATAGATATACACCATTATATGGTTTAATACTAATAAAAACTTTCCCGTATAAAGGTGGTGTAAGTTCTTCTCCACCAAAGGCAGACACAGATTCAGATTCTGGATAAATTTTAGGAATCAATGCTTCATAATCGGAAGAAGTAACTGCTCTATTTTGAGATGCGTAAATTCTAGGAGCGTATTTTTTAATTGATTCGACACTTTCAATAGACTTGCCACCAAATGATTGATGATTTGTAGCAATTAATGAAACTCCCGATGTAATGGAGTTTCCACTATTATCTCTAAGTGTTCCTGAAAATGTGAAATTGGTTATATTGTTTGCATTTTCACCACTAGAAACGATATAACTGACTTCAACAAAATTTGGTTCCTGTAGTTTCTTTCCAAATATACCGTCACCAAATAACAACTCATACCTTTCACTATCAATTTCTTCTAAAAAGTAAATCGGTGAATTGGGCCCAATTTCATAAAGATTATCATACTGTAAAAACTTCTCTGAAGTTCCAACATCTATAGCACTTTGAGAAGTTTTTACAATAACTCTAATCAGAGAAGTGTCACATCCACTATTTGGTATAATAAATTTTTGATTTGGAGTTCTTGAATTTACGGTGTAAGTATTTTTAATGTATGTTCCTTCGTAGATATCAATATTGGTGAAGTTAGCAGTTCCAGTGGAGTCTACAGGAACTGTAATATCATCAGGAATTGAGAATATATAACTTTCATTACCAAAAGCACGACTTGAAATAAATGCCGTTCCAGCTTTTAATGTAACTGTGACAGCTGTTGTATTTGATGCATCAACACTAAAAGATATATTTGCTACAGCTGATTTTCTTGATCTTGGAAGATATCCTATATTACGAGCTAGTGAAACTACATTTTCTCTTAAAGTTGCACTATCAATAAACACCTCATTTGTCACCATGTTGGCGTTGTATGAGGTTATGTAAGTATTATATGCAAGAGTATCGATAATCGTTGAAAGATTAGATCCCTCAAAGTCATAATCTGTAAAATTGGAATTTGATCGAAGATAACTCTTGATAGAGTCTCTAATCTGATCAAAGTCTAGATTGCTAAAATTAACTAAAGGCATTTACCTAGTGGGTTCCAAGATGAATGTGAGTTGTTGAACTGGTATATCAATACCTACAATGAAGTATTTTATAGTCACATTAAACTCATAGCTATCAAAGTCTGGTTCTACTATGACTTCATTCAATTTAACCCGAGGTTCATATTGATTGATTGTATTTTCAATTTCACTTCGAATTGAAGTGGCAGTTAATTTATCAAAATTCTCAAATAATAATTCAGATACTCTTGAACCAACTGTGGGTTGGAAAGGTTTATCACCGGGTTGTGTAAATACAAGATTACGAACTGATCTTGCAATGGCGTTAGCGTTTTTCAGTGAAATCAGATCAGAGTTGATTGGGCTGATCTGAAAAGTAGCACTGATGTCTTTAAAACCTTTACTGACACGTTCAAGAGGCACTGACTAGTTGCAACAAACCTGATTTATTTATTACACTAAAATTCAGTTATGACTATTTGTTCAGAATTACAAGTACACTTATGATCAGGACTAGAACAATCGTCTGACAAAAAAAGCCCATCTTCATTAAGTTGAGATTTTTTTCTTTTTGGTGTTCGATCATCATTACTAATCTCCCTAAGAAATTCTTTTTCCATAAGTCTCCTAATGATAATCACTATGCTTTATGTATAAGGTCTAGCAATAAAAAACCAGGTTAAAAACCTGGTTGAAATATAACTTATCGTCCTTGACCCCTATAACGCTTTGGTTTTCCATTTCGACTAGATGCTGCATACTTTGTATGTTTGCCAGATCCTTGACGAGTTTTCTTTGGTTGAGGCTCAATAAATGCCGAACCCATCAGAGATTTTTTGAATTTTGCCATAATTAATTTTACTTTCGACGTTTTCTAGAAGTTGATTTTTGAGAAGAGGTTCGAGATCCTCCTTTTCTTTTTCTTTTGTCTCCCGAACCCCAACTCACTTTTGATTTTTTTCTTTTACCGAACATTAGATAACTCTCGTCTTTTCATGTCCCACACGAATACGTGGGTCACACCAGATTTCATAACCAGCCTCAATTGCATCGAGACAGAATGAAACATCTTCACCACACATATCCTGAACAGCTCCAGATTCAAAGACTTGCATCTTGGGAGCAAACCAAGGATACTTCATCTTCTCATTCTCAAAGACACCTTTACGAATCATAACCCAACCAAAACCAGTATAGTCTACCATAAAGGGTTTCTTACGTTTGGTAATACCATCAACCATTTCATGATTCATGACTCCACCATTGTTACGGAAGTCATCTTCATCCAACCAATGTGCAACGGATGTAGTACGTCCATCTTCTGTACTATACCATCCAGCACTAATTGGATTATCAGCTCCTTCAATTTCATTACCATCTTCATCAATTGCTTCAGCTGGAAGTGAAAGATCACACAATTGCCAAAACTTATTACTGTCAAAGATGATATCACTATCAATCCAAAGTTGGTAATCATAATGAAGCTTACCATCCCAAGGAATTTGATCAGGCCCTCGAAGAACATTTGCTCCAAGAACTTTACAACGAGCAAAATTAACCATAGAAGAATAATCTTGGCTAATTTGAATACTCATTCCATTTTGTACAAGATCAAAACAAAGTTGTACAAAATTTTTCAAAAACATATATGATACACCACGTCCAGGAAGACAGAATACAATTGCCTTTCCTTTCATTCGTTGTTTGATTGCATCATAATCCCAAAGTTCAGTTTTTTCTTGTTTCTTTGGTGCTGATGCTTTTACGGTAAATCCTTTAGCCATGAATTAGAGTCACTCCATTTCAGATTTCATTATACTTGGATATTTAGTCTTTGTCTAGTAACTTGCCTCTTGATATTGTGGAATCTCCACAACTTCATACGTTACATGATTTGATACATGATTGTAATATTCAAAAAGACCTATGAAACTCTCTTCATTGAGATTATGTGATACACATTCATTATTTACATAGATGTGATATCTTAATTCTTTCATATAATTTTCTTAAGACTCTTGATTATATAGTTTACATTAACGGATCATATCAATTGATTTTTGAGATGTCCATGTCTCAATTTCAGTTCTCAATCGACCTTCTTTTTTCAATTTCTCATATCGTTTTGTGGCCTTTTTACGCCAATACTCAATGAGATTATTTAATTCAAACTTATGATAGTTTTCAGGATTTGGAATCAATTTATCTTCTTTACCTGTAATAACTTCTTTTGAATTCATAAATCCATAATTACAACTAAAAGTTCTTTTTCGTTCTGTCAGATTTTTTGCATAATCAATTGTTTTCATAAAGTCTTCCTTTTCATCAGGAAACTCCTTGAGACTCTTTTTCACTTCAGATACCCATTTAGTTTGCATCTTTCTCTTACGAGATGATGCAGTCAATGGGACAAGATGTTTGTTGTGATTTCGAACCTTGAAATAATCACATAACTCATCATAGAGTTCGCCCTGAATTAGAGGTACTAAATCACTTACACTGAGACCAATGTATTTGATATAAGGTTTTAACCCATCATACTGTGATGATGATTTACTACTTCCATAGAGAGATGTGGTCTCAAAAAAGGCTAGATCAGTATCATACTTTTCATCAAACTGTCTCTTCATCTCATGTGAGCAACAGAGTAACGAGAGCAACTTGCCACCGAGATAATTGTACCCAAATGGTTGTGTCGGAACAATATTAAATCCCATCACCATTCTATGATTTAAGTTCTTTAGATCTACAACTTCACCTAATAGATCATTACGTGGTTTTGAATAAGTGGTCGGTGAACCCATTCGGATCATTCCGACATACTTTCCTGTATTCGTCTCTTCAATTAACCACCTTAACTTTCTTCCTGGAATACTTCTCTCAATCTGATTACTTCCAGTGAGCTCAAGAAGATTACTAAAAAGTAAATGATATTTTTCTTTTCCCTGTTCCATTGTATCAATACTATGAATCTTGAAGTTCATATCTTCAGGGCTCATGTCAAAATTATCAAAGACATAATCATTATCACTAAACAATGAATTCTCAAAGTTTCGATACTTCAGACATTCTAATTGATAATCAGAAATACTTTCAAATTTGAGATAATATTCTTTAAACTTCTTTGCAACATATCTTGCATCATCTGGTGATAAAATCATCCTCTGATAAACACTCCAATCATCACTTCATTCTACTTAGATTTATCTCTCCTGTCAAGAACCATTTTTCTGCGGGGGGTCTTGAGACGAAAAAATTTCTGGGAGAATTTTTTTATTGGGCGGAAAATAACACGCGGTTTTTGTCACCTCTGTAGGTTAGGGAAGTTAGCGATTTTTATTCGGGGGGGTCATATATTATAACCCTTTCAGACCCCACTCAGAACCCCTACAGGCCATTATACCTTATACCCTTATACCATTATACCATTATACCATTATACCATTATACCATTATACTTATATCACGTTACACGATCCACGGGGTTACACACAAACCCCCATAAGCCTGTCGATTTGATTATACTGTCATTCTACTATAAGGGGAGGAAAGTGTCAAGAACCCTCCCCCCTTATGTGTATATCAGAACTCCAATTCCTCCAGAGTAGGCTCATTCACCTGACTCATATCTTCAGAGACAATAGCTTCAAGAATGTCAAGGATTTCGTTGCCAGTGTTACCCTTACGAAGCAGAGAGATCATGATAGACTTGGACATAATAAAAAGAGAAAAGTGTTAGGAACTGTTGATGAGTTTAATGACATCATCAGGTCAAGATGTAAGTGTGATCAGATCATCGATTTACGTTTCCGACGTGTAGCTGAAGGAAGAACCTTAACTGTTACTTTCTTGCCACTTGCCTGAATCTCATCAATGGACTGTAAGAGTTGTTGATAGGAAGTCATGAAATAAGGAGAAAAAGTGTGATTAACTGTTCTGAGAGTAAGTGTCAATCAAAGGTCTTCCATCATTTCATTCAGTTCACAGATGTTCAGATTCTCATCATTCCACTTCACACCATCACGAGTTGTAGGACTAAATTCCATTAACATATGAGAGAGTGACTTATATCCATGTTCTGCCCATTCTTGAGCCAAGTGATACAAACCCTCGTCATTTTGAATCCACAAAGCTACATTCCAAGTCTCAAAATTACTGAATCCATTGTAGCTGGTGTCGGTGAGATTGGTTTGGAAAGTGGTTGTCATTTGAGTGTTGTTCATACTATAGGGGAACTTTAGAGGTTACTAACTTTAATTAAAGAGGAATCAATCCTCTTCAGGATAAGCATCTCCCACAATATCCATCAGTTCATGAACACCTTTATAGGAAGTGTAGAAGAACTGTTGACGATCATTGCACCACAGTTGATAAGCATCACATCCCATTTTATAGTCTGAGATGTTATAAGTGTGAGTGCCATCACTTACAACCTTTCCGAACATTTTGCGGACTTGGTTGTAATCAATTTCAGGGGTTTTCATGGTCGATTGGTAACTCTTACACTATAAGGGAACTTTGGAGGTTACTAACTTTAATTCAAAATGAGTTTGTTATAAATAGTTGAGTTATTTGTTCCACCGTCAGAAACAAACTCCATCGGGCAACAACAGAACTCTAGCAGTGTGAGTGTAAGACCTATTCAGGATAAGGTTTCATTATTGACACTTAGGATCGACAAATAGCAGACAACTGAATACAAAAGGGTGGCCAAGGAGTTATAAAAAACTCACCCTTAATTGGTTTTTTTAGTGCTTAGAATCATAAGAAATCTGTGTGTCTTTATGATACTTTGAGAGGGAGGATTGTGAGGATTTCGGGATACTGGGGGTTGACAAATCGTTCTCCTTATGGTAGAACATCTTAGATAACAAGACCTGGAAGATTAACAAGGCCTCGAAGGTTTATAAGATCACAAGGCCTCGAAGGTTTATAAGATCACAAGGCCTCGAAGGTTTATAAGATAACAAGACCTGGAAGATTAACAAGATATTAAGTGTTATTTAGTACACTTCTTTATATTTAATTTCATATTCTTCTTTTTAAGTGTCAGGAACTGTAAAACATATCTCTAAGTATGAAATAACATAAGTAATAGAAGTGTATAACATAAATGTATGAAACACGGTATCATTTACTCCATCTACAACAAAGAAACTAGACAATATTACATCGGTCAAACTATACATGAACTGAATAAAAGGTGGAAGGAACACATATACCAAGCTAACAGAATGAACCCTTCTCCACTATACAAATCTATCCGAAAATATGGTATCGGTAAGCATAACATAAAAGTGATAGAAGAGTGCTCTGAAGATATCTTGGATGAGAGAGAAACATATTGGATTAGTGAATACAACTCTTACAATAAAGGATATAATCAAACATCAGGTGCTGGTGGTCAGTATAAAATAAGTGACGAAGTTAAGAACCGAATTAGTGATACAATGACGGGTGTACAAAAGTCACCAGAACACATTGAAAGCATAAGAAAAGGGCTAAAGAATAAAGGTCATAACTTCACTAAAAGAGGTGATGGTAAGCATAGACGAATAAAAGTAAAAACTATCAATGTGAATACTTTAGAAGAGACTTACTATGATAGTATAGTTGAGTGTGCAAAAGGGTTAGAAATGGATGCCAGAAACGTTAATAACTACATCAAGAATGGTTGGAAATGTAAGGGTCATCGTATCATCAAACTGGAAGATAAACCTGCTTCTCACGCAATCTATGGTGTAGATAAAGTTACAAATAAGGTGCTTTATTCCTTTCCCAGTATAAGTGAAGCTGGTAGAACTTTGGGGAGTGGGAATACCTCTGGCGTGGATAAGTCATTAAAAAACCCCCACCGATATACATGGAAGGGGTGCTATTGGTTCTATCAATAATCAGTCATTCCACAATCCTCTTTGAACCATAATCTTTCGGATCTCACTATAAATGAATTTCTTCATTTTAGGGTCATCAGTTATATCAAAAGCCTGATACATTCTCTTCAAATAATCATCTTGTGTTGTCATAGTAATGTTCTCTTTAGTAGTGAATCCTAAGTCAGTGTTGCCATGAGTTCGAACTTTTGGTCTTCCCCAATTGCCCGTAACGTTTCCAGTTGTTCTTAACTTTGGTTTGATTTTGGAGAGGTTAGAGTTCATTGAAGATGTCATAATAATTGAGTTTCTTTATAAATCAGACCCAAGAGAACCTATCTTCATAATGGTAAATTGCTCGAATATCAGTACCAATCTCAGGTTCATATTTTCCACCTTTATAACAATCTTCATCACGAAGATAAGTAACTTTTTTACAGAGAAGTTTTTCTTCTACTTCACCATTTTTACCCATAACAGTAGTTTGAACTTCATCATAACCTTTATTCTCTAACATATCACGAATCCAACCAAACATTTCATTCTTAGTGTCAAAGAACTTAGTGGTAGAAATATCACCATCACACACAGCCAGATAACATCCTGCGAATTCAGGATTCATAACTTCAAAGGTCATTTCAGTGGAGAACATAGTGGTTGAATCAGTGGTTACACTATAGGAGAACTTTAGAGGTAACTAACTTTAATAGTCAGGCGAAGATATAACCATTGGTGAATTCTTCAGTCTGAAAGATATTCTCTCCATTGATACATCCGACAAACTTTCTCACATACCAAGTGAAATTCTTTTGAAAAACACTCTCTCCTGCGAGACAAAATTCATTACATAATGCGTTTAACCGTGATTTTGTGGTGCTTGATTGATAGCCACCATCATAAATCGTCATATCATTATCTGTCACAGTAGCGATCAGATTACCATGAAGATAAACAGAAGAGGTGGAAGTTTTCTCGTCAAATGTAACACAAGTGTTAGCTGATTGCCAGTTCTGACTTGACTGAACTGCCTGACACATTTGAGATTCGATCTTTCTCATGATGAAATTAGTGGTTACAATACAGTGGAACTTTGGAGGTTACTAACTTTAATAGTCAGGCTTCTTCCCGTACAGTGATAATGTGGAAGTGAGGATTGTTACGACGACAGTTGAGAATTGCCTCCTCTCTTGTTGAAGCGATGTAACCCAAGATGTCATAATTCTGATGACCATTCGGACGAATGAATTCACCGTAGATAAGAAACTTAGGTTCGATAGTGTTCTTCATGGTCGTTTGAGTGTTGTTCATACTATAAGGGAACTTTCGAGGTAACTAACTTTAATTCAGACCAACTCCTGCTGTT